AGAAGGCTTCCGTTGTTGACGAAAACACAAGCCATAGCTGCCTTAAAAGCTTCACCACCCGCAGAACCCGCTGCACCTGCACCACCTGCACCACCAGATCCTGCCGAACCTGCCGAACCCGCTGCACCACCAGCTCCTACAATTGTTCCATTATTAGTGATGGTAATTGTTCCATCTCCACCAGATTCAAGTTCAAGGGCAAATTCTGAAGTATTATTTGTGCCTATTGTATAATCTGACGGTATTAATACATTTTTAGGATAATCTACAGCAAAATCATCAGAACCAAATAAAGGTGCTATATCTTGGTCAGTAGCGTTTGCTGAATAAGTAAAAGTAAATCCTTTTCCTTGATCATAAAACTCGCTAAATGAAATAGTGCTACTTGTAGGTATATTTGCAGCATCATTAACAGCAGGATTTCCGGGGTGTTTTGTTCGTATATTACTACCACCTCTATATAAATCACTTAAAGATATAGCACTGCTACCACCTACAAATTCTGTTCGTAGTGCAGAAAAAGCTAATGATTGTCCAGATTCACCTATTGTCATTTATTTTGCCTTTAATTCTTTTATTTCTTGTTTTAATTCTTTTATCGCTTCTATTAATACAGCAGTTATTTTAGCATAGTCAACAGACTTTGTTTTCATCTCATCATCTGCTGTTAACACAACTTCTGGTAAAACTTCTTCAACTTCTTGAGCAATAACACCTATTTGTTTTCTTGCATTTTCTTGGTCATTTCTATTATATGTCACGCCTCTAAGTTGACATACTTTATCAAGACCATTTTCAATAGTTTCAACATTTTCTTTAAGTCTTTCGTCAGAAAAAGCAGTAACATCATTATTAAATGTGGCAGCTCCTGCCGCACTCATATCTAGTGTTAAGGCTGTTATGTCTGCACCACCATCAGTTCCTTTAAAAATAATATCAGTATCATTACCTTGAGCATCTATTGTAATATTTCCTGCACTTGTTGCTATAGTAGTTGCGGCATCACCAGTGGTAATATCATCAGCAGCCACACCACCAGACACAGCACCAAAGGAGACATTTCCACTTCCATCTGTTTTTAAAACATGACCATTTGAACCATCTGCCGCTGGAAGAGTATATGCACCATTAATAGTTAATTTACCCTCATGTGTTAATCTCATTTTTTCAGCAGCAGCTTCAGAAGCACCTAATTTAAACACCAAGTCAGTATTATTAGCATCTGCGGCAAAAGTTGCATCCGCTTCAGCAACTATTGATGCTGCTGTCAGTATAGCATCTGTCCCACTTGCTTCATCTGGTGCAGAAAACTCTATAGCTCCAATAACATCTCCATCAGCCACGGTTGTATCACTTGTTTGTAGTTTTAAAATAGCACCGTCAGATGTTTTAATTAATACATCATCTCCAAAACTTTTGTTTGTTAAAGTGGCTGTAGAAACTGCTGATAAAAGTGTTGAATCTGCTCCTGCAGGTAATGTTAATACGTTTGTTACGCCTTCAGAGTGTGCTTGAGATTTAACTATTTGCCCATGTGAATTATTTTCACAATTAAACTGTATTGAACCCGGATTAGTGTTGCCTCTAACAGTTACATGACCAGTTCCCTTAGCTTCTAAATCTAAATCAATATTACTATCGCCACCTGTTGCAGATAGTTTAGGAGGATTACCTGTTGCAGCATTAGTTACATCAAATTGATTAACAGCAGAACTTGTTGTTTGAAATATTATCTGCTCATTACCATTTTCATCACCAATAAAATGGGCATCATCTATTAATATATTATGTGAATTAGTATCTAAATTAGCACCTAATTGAGGAGAAGTATCTTCAACAACATTAGATATAGCACCAGATGTTGCAAGTCCTGCTACAATTGCACTTCGTTGTATTTTTTTAAGACCACCACCCGATGTATCAACTGCTAAAAATACATCATCATTTGCAACGGTTGATATTTCAGATAAATCACCAACTGCTGTAGGATTAAAGTTTGTGCCATCTGCTATAAGTAAATGACCTGAAGTATTTGTCCCCATAACTAAATCATCACCTGATATAGTTAAATCACCTCCTACCACAACATCTCCATTAAATGTTGCTTTACCTGCAAGAGCCATATCTATGTCGAGAGCAGTAATTCCACTAGCACCATCTGTTCCTTTTACTAAAAAGTTTTTATCTGCAGTGCTTACTGTTAATTCTACATCTGATGAGTTGTTAGCAATATCAAGAATTGATGTGCCATTGTCTTTAAATGTAACATTAGCACCATCCGCATCTAAAACAATATCTGTGGTTGCATTTAATGTTATAGTTGAGCCAGAGGTAATCTCTGCAATTACTGGAGTTGTAAGAGTTTTATTTGTAAGAGTTTTTGTAGTACCAGAAACATAAGTATCTAAGTCTGTAACTGCAACTTGAACCATTGTTCCGTTATCATTTAAAACAACTCTATCTGCGTCTGCTACAGTTGTAGATGTTGCACTAGTATCACCATCCATAATATTTAATTCTGCTGCGGTAGAAGTAACACCATCCATAATATTTAATTCAGAAGCAGTAGAAGTAACACCATCAAGTATATTTAACTCTGCGGCAGTAGAAGTAACGGCTGTCCCATTTATAACAAGTTGATTAGAGGCATTAAGAAAAACAGCTTTATCTCCAGGATATGTGCAAAAAATTGTTTTTGCATTATCAGAATCCCAATTTACAGCGGCATCACTATTAGAAGACTGAAGTATTGTAGTTCTTGCTAAAGTTGTTCCAGATAAAGTATATGTTCCAACACCTATTTCAAAACTAGTTCCATCAGTGCAACAATAATAAGTTGTGTTTCCATCGCCTACAACGGAAAAAGCTTCAAATCCAGTTTCTGCACCCGCTAACGTATAAGTGCCAGTTCCAGATGTTGTCGTTGTTTCTTTTATTCTATCTTTTAAAACTAATGCCATTTTTTATGTCCTCGGTCTCGATGGCAGTCCTACTCTATAGCCATCTGTGTTTTCTCTTGCTTCTCCCAAATCTTTAAGTCTTTCCAAATACTGCATATATAAACCATTATAGTTTTGTATAACATCTGGTTCGCCTTTCATAAAAGTATACGCCTCTAATATAGATCCGTAAAGTAAGGCAAAAGGTGCATTTGTACTTAACCAGGTTGTACCACTGTCTGCACCAGCGGTTAGACTTGTTGGCTTATAAAAATAATGTAATTCAACTGTGTAAGCACTATTTGGAGTAGGTGCTAATATAAAATGATTTGTATCAAATTTAGCATAATATATTGGCAGTCCAGTTGTACTAGCAGCAGGTGTATATTCTCTTATAAAGTTAACATCTTTTTGAAGTAAAAAACTTTCTGAACCAGATGTAGTTATTTGCAGAGAAAACACGGCTAATAAATCATTCGGAACTGTTAAATATTGATCTGATGCAGTTAGTGTGCTCGTTACGTTTTTTCTAAAAATATCTAAATCTACAGACTTTAATATTTTTTCTTCTGAGGCTTTTATAAAGTCTGGCAGATGTGTAACAAAAGTTGATTCACTATTATCTGTGTAATCTTGTATTGCTGTTTTTAATGTTGCTAATGTAAAACTCATTTATGTACTCAATGTTGCAGGTCCAGCAGTAGCACTTCCACCACCACCTCTTGTGTTTCCTATTGTAGCAGTTCCACTACTTGCCGTAAATGTGTATGTATCATCATCAACTTTTGTAATAGAATAGCCAGAAGAATTATTTAAAACTGTAGCCGTAAAACCATCAAAACCTAAAGCATCTCTAAATCTAACTGTATCACTTGAAGAGCGACCATGTGATTTTTCAATAACTGTTATTGTATTGCTACTAGCAGAACCAGATATAAAAGGGTTTAATATAAGTAAATTTTCAACACTAACTTCTGTTCTTTGATCTGGTCTTGGCTCATACAATGCCGTAGGGTCTGGGCCTGGACGTATAGGTTCTAACTGTGGATGTTTAGCTTCATATTCATCATTGCCAACTTTTAATCCATTCCACTCTTTTCTCATGTCACGAAGACGATAACGAAAACCAGACCTATCTGAATAACCCCATGCTTTTTTACCACTTGCATATCTAGCCATTTTATCTACTCAAATAAGAAATGTTAGGTGTTAATTTAAGAGGTGTGCTGTTTGCATCCTCTGCTGCGGCTCTTTGAAACTCTTCCTCATACAAAGTTTTTAAAATTTGTATTCTGTCTGGTGCTTTTTTGATTGCAAGATAATAAGCAAGACCAGCTACCATACAAGGCAAAAATCTAAAAGGTGCATCAGTTGTGTTCACTAGAGTATCTGCATCTTGTATTCTTCTTACATAATAATAAACCAAAGTATATGAAGCATTTGGTGTTGCCCACAAAGTTATTGTCGGTGTTACTTGTCTATCAAAAAAATATTGACTCGGTTGTCCAGTTGTGGCTTTGTTCGGAATTGTTAAATATTCACTTCTACTCATTTGAGTTAAAGTAAAATCTACACTACTACTATTTCGTAAAACAACTTCTAATAAATCTACATAATCACTTGATAAAGTATAACTAGCAGTGCCAGAAGTCACAGACACTGTTGCTTGGTTTACTGTCCAAAGATTTAATCCTCTGTTTGCCCAATCAGCAAACATGAGATTTAAAGAACGTCTAGCAGTTTTAGCATCATAGCCAGTTCTCATTTCCAAACCACATCTTTCGTATGCTTCTTCAATAATTTCTGCTACATCTAAATCAAAATCTCTTGAACTTGATGTTGCCATTTACTTTTTCCTTCTCAATGCTTTCACTCTTCTAGGCTTACCTGCTGGTTGTCCTAATCTTTTCTTTTGACTTATTCTACTTCTTTTTTCAGTAGAAGTCATCTCCGAAGCAGTTTTCGGAGTTTTTTTACTAATTCTTTTACTCGGTCTACAATAAGGCGTACCACGCTTTTCACCTTTTCTACGACCACATGCTTTACCCGTTCTAACATCTTTCCAGTCCTCCTTGAACCATCGTTTTAATGCTAATCCTTTTTTTGTTTTTCTTACTGCCATTACGCATACTTTGTGACTTTTCGTCTACCAGACATAATTTTACCACACCCTCTAGCAATGTTTTTGTTTTTTGCTTTTCTTTTTGTCATCTTAACAACCTTACCCTCTTTGGCTGTCATCGTTTCTCTTTTTACTTTTTCAATGGCGGCATTTAATCCACCACCCATTGCTTTCTTTTTACCACCAGTACCATAGTTTGCGGCCCCAACTTTTCTACATTTAGCAATAGCTCCACTCGCATACGCTGAGGGGAAAACTTTATATCTTGCTTTTACTTTATGATAACATGCGTCTTTTGGCATTATTTACTCCTTATTCTATGACATTTACAACTATATACATTTCTTCCACATTTTAAACAATATCTAAGAGGACTACCCTTTACGACTTCTCCTTTTTTTAGAGGCACAATATGCTTTTTCAGAAAAACCACGAGGTCTGGAACAATTGATGTTAGTCTTCCTTTTAGCACTCCATTTCCTTTTACCTGGTGATTTTGTTATCTGTTTTGAAATTGAACTCCGCGAGATTGCCATCTTGTGTTTTCCTTCTAATAAAATCTACCCATAAAGTATGCAACATTTTATGGTTTTCTGTAACCTTTACTTCTGTAACAGCAGTTCTTTTATCTACCTCAATAAGAGTAGATACAATCCAAGCTATAGAACCAGCTACAAGAACAATAGAAACACCACTAATTAATTCTTTAGTCTTTAACATTTCCATCTTCTCCTAGCTTGTCTTAAACGACTATTTGGATTTTTGGCTGCTTTAGGAAATTTTTTCATTTGTCCTGCTGAACGAGCACAATACGACTTACGTCTATTAGCCGCTTTACTTCCTTTTTTAACTTTCCCAGTTACTGCTGTCTTGAGCTTACTTCCAGGGTTTTCTCTTCTGTAACGAGCCACTCCAGCTTTAGTCATTCCCGCTCCAGTTTTAGTAGAACGAAAATATTTTTTAGTTTTCGGTGGCTGTTTGTCTCTTTTTCTAGCCATATTACTTCCTATGCAAAGAAGAAAGTCATCATATCTACAGTGCCAACAGTATATTTGATAGTTAAACCATCTTCAAACAAAACACCGTTTTGAGGTATTGTTCTATCTATAGTCGTGTTGTCTGTTCCAATTGTTCTTGATTTAAATAAAACTGTTCCTGATTCTGGTGTTCCGTTAATAAACTCAACAGTTCCAGCAGATCCACCAGACACAATTGAAAATCCTTTTAAACGAACTCTAATTCCACCACCCACGGATTGTGCCGCAGAAGTAGTAGCTCCAACTTTTAAATTGGCTGCAAATTGAGCAGAACTTGTTACAGAGGTTATTGTTTTAAAATACTTTGTTCCTGCAACAGCTTCGGCTGAACCAGTCGAAGTAATAACTTCTGATAGTGCATTACCAAAAACATCAGTGCCAATTATAGTGTTTGTCTTAGCATTGTCACCAGTGCCAGTTGTTGTAACATTTAAAATTCTAGCACCACCAGATGCAAAAGATGAATTGGCTATAGTAGCCGCAGTATCTGGTCTTGCAGCAGTTACGATAAAATCGTCATCAGCCGCAACTTCATCACTTATAAAAACAGGTTTTACATCTGAAATTGTCCCTGCCATAATTAATCTCCTTATAAAGCGGGGGAAATTAATCCCCCATTAATTTTACTCGTACATAGCTCTGCTTATTGCAGTATAGTGAATATTCACTGCCTCTGCTGCTGCCGCACCTGCTTCAACACCAATATAAGGTATGAAATCAACATCGTCAGTTAAAGCACCTGTTTTTGTTGTACCAGTTGAAACTGCTGTTCCACCAGTTGAACCAGAAGTGGTTGTCACATTATATTGTTGACCATTAATAAACACAGCTGCTTTTCTATCGCTATCAATTGTAATTTTAAAATGATATGGAGTGTTTGCTGCTACTGTTACTGGTATCTGGCTTATAAAGTCTGTTCCACCTACACTATGAACTAAATGCCATTTAGTAAAATCGTCAAATGATTCAGAGTTTGTCGCATCTGTTTGAAACTTAAAATATATTTGATCATCATCAGTTGCTACAAGTTGATCATTCGTTAATTTTAATCCTGCCCATACTTTTTGATTATCAATTGCAGGTAACATTATAGAACATTCCCATTCAGTTTGGTTTTCTGTTCCCCACTGAACACCAGTCCAAGCAGATATTGAATCTGTGTCACCAGTTCCTGCGTTATCTAAATGAGGTGCAAGAATTGCTTGGTCTTGGTCTGCTCCAGCAGTTGTTAACAAAATTCCTGCTGCGGTTGTAGAAAAAGTACTTAGTGCAGAAGTCATGTTAGTTCCTAAAACTTCAAAATTCTTTTGACCTGCTCTAGCAACTTCTACTGTTGCAGCTTGGTCTAAATTTGCATTAAGTATAGGTCTTTGTAAAAAATACTCTTCTAAGTAATATCTTCTTGTGTCTTTAAGACCACTAATTTTTGTTCTGTCTTGAATTAAGCCAGTAGTTGTATTTTTACTTACCAACTTAAAATTGTTTTCAGAGCGGACTGCTCCTGAAAAAGTTGTATTAGCCATGTCAAATCTCCTTGTCTTGGCAAATGTCAGTCACACCATGTAACTGTCAAGGTTTCTTCTATTATACATAAAAAAGGGCAGAATGAAACTGCCCTTTTAAATATAAGTTTATTTTAAAAACTTACGCTGCACCTGGTGAACCAAATACGGCACGAGGATCAGAGAAACCAAAAGAATATCTTTCTCTTGCTTTATATCTCATGTTTCCAGTGTCAAAATCTGGGTCCATTGCGGTTGATAAAGGCATTCTTTCGAAATGCTTTAAACCATTCGGTGCATCTGACTTAATAAAGAAAGCGTCAGTGTCAGTTAGATAATCGTTAATGGTGTATCCACCAGGAAGCATACCTGTGCTCTTGATAGCATTAACATCATTATCTGCTGTTCCAACTCTTAAATTAGAAGCCATTAATCTTTCTGCTACGAATTGTAGTTGTCTAGGAATAATTAACTTCATTCCTCTAAGAGCGATAATTAATCCTCTCTCATCTACAAATCCAGCAATCTTGATTAACGCATCTTCTAAAGATGTTTCATTAAGATCGGCTGCAGTTGAAGGTTCATTTGCGAAAGTTCCACCATTTGTCAATGGATGGTCTGTTGCACAAAGTGCGACTCCATCACCACCAGCAGATGCTCCAGCAGTAAACGCATTGTTTAATACGTTAGCTGCTTTTACTTGCTTAGTGTGTGCCATTGATCTTGCAAGTGCTCTCGTATAACGACCAGATAGCTTGTCGTAAAGGTTATCCTCTACAGCTTCTTCTGTTATTGAGAACGCCATTGCAACTGTTTCATGGTTATACCTTGCAGTATAAGCCTCGTTTGCATCGTCAAATGCTACTGCGTTTCCCTCAGCCTTTGTGGGTGCAGCACCAAATCCACTCAACATTACTTCTTCTTCAAACGCTCTGTCTGATGACTCGGTGTCAAAGATTTCGGCATGTTGACCTTCATACCTATTATACTCCATACCAAAGAGGGCGTTTAAGCCTGGCTCTAGTTCTTTGGCGAGTTGTGCTCTAGAAATTGCCATAATTAAGCCTCCTTATGATATAGCAGCATCAGCATCACCACTTGAAGAGGCGAATACATGATTGTTAATTTTAACGATATAGGAGATACCAGCAGCAGAATGGTCTGCATTAGACACATCTTCATGAATCCCTAAAATCATTAATGGATTTGAAGGATCTGAAGCTTCCGCAGTAGATATATCTATTGTAGCACCAGAAAGTCCAGTAGTGGTGCTTCCACCAGTAGCTGTAGCTAACTGTGCTGTTTTAAAAATATCTGCTTTTGCTGTAGCTCTGTTTGTATTTGTTCCATCCGAAGCAATAATAAATCTTTGAAACGGATTGTCATAAATAAAACATTTTATATCGAAGTCTGTATTGGCGGTTCCTGAACCTGCCCAATAGTTCTTGAAAGTTAATTTACCAGTTGTGGCATCAACGTATTCGGCACCAGCAAAAACACCTAGGAGCTGTTTACCATCTCCATCAGCACTTGTTATGATTGCTGCGGTCCCACCTGTCAACTCAACTTCAACTGGGGAACCTTGATATATCGCTGAAGCATCACTCTTGATAAAATATTGGTTAGTCGCACCAGAAAGAGTATTTCCAATGGTACTAACTGGCTTTAATCCAAAACTTGAATTAGCATTTGCCATAGTTTAGCTCCTTATTAAATTACTCGGAATTGGGTTTATTTCCTTTTCCGAAGGTTACACGACTTTGCCTTTCATTATGAATAGGCATCGAGGGATGTTGTTCCCTCATCAAGTTTTCATCCACGGCTTTCATTTGGTTGCGGGTCTGGTCCCGAAAATATTCAGTTCTTTCCTCTACCGTTTCTTTAGGTATTCGTGCCAACATTAAACCGCCGACACCAATAATTCCTTTGTCTTTGCCCTCTTCTATCACTGGATACTTAGCATGAGCATCGTCATATTCGTCTGCTCTTACTGGTTCCCATCCCTCTCTTATCTTTGCATAAACATTTGTTTTATCATCCTCACCTCTTATGTGAGTTCTAATCCAACGATGTTCATACCCCTCTGGAGCGGGTGGTGCATCCAACTTAGTTGGAGGTGCCCAAGGCTTTCTCCTTGTTGTTTTTGCACGAGATTCATTGTCTCGTGAATTTCTATTTATTTTTTTAGATTCAGTCATTTTTTACTCCTTCACATACTTAGCATATTCTTCAAGCGGAACATTCAAGCGTTTCGCAATAGCAATTTGCGAAGGTGTCAATTTGACTGTTCTGCGTCCCTTTGGTGATGACGACTTAGAAGCCGTGGCTCCAGCAGAGGCGACTCTGGGGCCCGAGGATTTTCTCGTTGTTTCCTGAAACTTATGTGGAAATTCTGATCTTATCCTGTTATCAAGTTCATTATAATACTCATCAGAGGTTGCGTCAAACCCCTCTTCCTCAATTAATTGTTTATGTAAACCAAAAGCTGCATAAGTCATTGGTTGATCTTGCCCAAACCATGTATTCTTTTTTGCCCACTCTTCAGCTTTAGGGTCTGGTTTAGGAGGTGGAGGTGGAGGAGTTACAGCAGGTGGTGTAGAACCATTTACTTCTGCTTTTTTTGTTTGCTCTTCTCTTTGAGCTTTAACTTGTTTTAGTCTTGCTTCCTCTAAAGCAATCCGAGATATGTTTTGTTGAGCTTCATATAAAGCGTCTGCATCACCAGAATCCAACGCTTTTTTATATGCTTCTTTAGCGGCTTGAGCTTGAGCTTCTACTCTTGTGTCAAACTCTCCAACAAAACTACTGTCTAATTTATCTAATCTTGTTTTTAATTCTTCGTTCTGTTTTTTGACAGACTCTGCATAATCAATCGCAGATTGTTTCTGTCTTTCTTCCTCACGAAATCTGTTCGTAAGTTTGCTAATACGTTTCTTAACAGAGTCACTATATTCAGACAAGTCTTGATCATCTGCCATCTTTTCTTTCGTTTCGACTGCAACTTCGGTATCTGTGCTAGTTTCTTCCTGTTCACTTTCTACCTCTACTTCCTGTCCTTGTTCTTCTTGTTCTTCTTCTTCTTGTTTTTCTTTTGTTTCTGCATCTTGCATACTAAGCTCCGTATGATTTGATGTCATCGGGATTGACAATGGTTGCAATGACTTCATCATCATTGATTATTCTAACTTCTCCACCCTCTATTTGGAATCGTGAACCAGCGTAGCGACCTATGCACACCCAATCGCCCTCTTTACACCAAGCTCCTTCTTCTCCAAATTTGTCAAAATCTTTGTACGCTAACGGCCCAACTTTTACGACATACGCCACAACAGTTGCTCTCGCTTCTTTTTCTCTAACAGAATCTGGAACATGTATACCACCCTCAGTCGTTTCTTTGCCCATGTAAGGCATAACTAAAATACGCCAACCTGTAGGTTGTGGAACTCGTTCTGTTAGGGATTTTTCTTTTGCTTCTTTTTCGGCTTTTTCTTTTGCCTGTCTTTGTTTAACTACATACTC